GCAATAGTCTTAAATACACGCTAGCAGATGGTACCGTTATCAAGCAATTCCGCAAGGCATGGGAGCGTAACGATGATGGTTCGCTTGATCGAGTGATGTCAGATTATGCTGCTAATCCACACGGGACTAATGTTACCGAACAACCAGAAGAGGAAATCACCGAATGAGTATTGATGTTGAAGTGTTAATTGAAACTTACACTATTCTTAAGGAATATGTTCCTAGCAAGGAACGACAAGCCGCTAGCGACAATTTAGTTAGTATGCTTGCCGATGCATTAAGTGAGCGTGAGCTCAGAGAATTTGGCGGAACTGATTCTTATACTAAGCGAAGTATCGAAGAATATCTCGATGACGAAGACGACGAGCTTGATTACGAAGAATAATGTGGTACAATAAAATTGTAGCAGACCTTGGTAATATCCCGGACTTCATAGATTACTATGAACGGGAACTTCAGCAGGCAAAATATGATACAAATATTAAAGGAAACCTGGAAAAGTCCACCGCCTCCTTACCGGGCATTACGGAGCATAGGTTTAACCAGCTTCAGGAAATCGAAGCTGTACTTAATTATCTTAACATACAACTTCGTAAGATACGACGCAAACACTTTCAGAAATACCTTGAGGCCTACGCTCGTTCGTTATCATCCCGGGATGCAGAAAAATATACAGATGGTGAGGACGAAGTTATTGATTTTGAGACTATCATTAACGAAGTTGCTCTTCTTAGGAACAAGTGGCTTGGTGTTATGAAAGGCCTTGAAAGTAAAAACTTTATGCTAGGCCATGTTGTTCGATTAAGAACAGCAGGTATGGAAGATGTTACACTTTAAATTATGGCACTGTTTAAGAATTCAGAAGCAAGTTACCAACACACACAATTTATCCGAGATTTGCTGTATCAATACGACAGTTTCTTAGATAGTCTCGAAGTAGTCGCTGATTTTGGATGCGGAGAAGGATTAGATCTAGAATGGTGGGCTCGTCTTGAAACAAGGGACGATCCGCCGGAACCTAGAAATTATCTTTGTTATGCAGTAGATAGAAATATAAAACAAATTAAAAACGACATTACTAATCTGCCAAATGTTCGCGCAATTGAAGCAGATTTAGAAGATCCTGACAGATTTATTCCTCGGCAAATTGATCTTGTTTGGTGCCACGATGTATTCCAATATATAACAAATCCCGTTTACACATTACGACAATGGAATGAAATGATGAGCGTAAATGGTATGCTTGTTATGTCCGTTCCTCAAGCTGTTCATTACGAACACAATAGATTAAACAACAACAGTTATAACGGTTGGTATTTTAATCATAATGTTGTAAACTTAATATATATGTTAGCTGTAAATGGATTTGATTGCAGAGATGCGTATTTTTACAAAGATGTCAATGATATGTGGTTACATGTAGCAGTGTACAAGAGTAGCGTACCGCCACTGGATCCACAACAAACAACATGGCACGATCTCGTTGACGCCAATTTGGTAAACGAAAGTGTACGACAATGCATTGACAAATATGGATATGTGCGTCAAGAAGAACTTCTTACAACCTGGTTAGATAAAGATTACTATAGAATTCAAGAATGAAAATTGTTCTAGTAACAGGTGGATTTGATCCGCTACATAGCGGTCATATTTCTTATTTACGAGCTGCTCGAGAGCTCGGCGATACGCTAATAGTTGGTGTTAATTCAGATGCTTGGTTAGAGCGTAAAAAAGGCCGGGCGTTTATGACGCATCATGAGCGTATGATTATTGTATCTGCACTTACTTGTGTAGATGCAGCTTATAGATTTGACGATTCTGATGGATCAGGTCGCCAATTTATTAGAGATATGCGCCAGCAGTATCCTAATGCAAAACTGATCTTTGCAAATGGTGGAGATCGTACTGCAGATAATATTCCAGAAATGGATATTCAAGATACAAATTTAGAGTTTGCGTTTGGGGTAGGCGGCGCAGACAAAATTAACAGTAGCAGCGATATACTAAAACGCTGGATGTCTGTAGAAGTGCAGAGATCCTGGGGAACCTATACGGTACTGAATGAAATACCGGGAGCCAAGGTTAAAACTCTTACTGTTATGCCTGGACAAACATTAAGTATGCAACGGCATCAATATAGAAGTGAGTATTGGATGGTAACCGAAGGTACTTGTATGATTAATATGGCCTTGCCCGGAGACTTATCCAATCCGCCAAAAATCTTAGGACGTTACGATGAATGGCGAGTACCTAAAAATACATGGCATCAGCTTACTAATCCCTTTACAAAACCCTGCACAATTGTAGAAATTCAGTATGGCGAACGTTGTGTTGAGGAAGATATTGAACGCTTAGATTCCGCAAGTCAAGCAGCGCAAATATAAATCTGCCTGCCTTTGTCTTGCTTCTATTATTGCTTGAATAAATTTTCGCATTACAATCCTCGCATAAATTGTTGATTGTACATATATTGTCTTATGCAGTGTTCTACATCTGCTGCTGATTTTGGTTGTTGGCTTTCAACATATTTTTCTATGTCGCTTTGTGGGCGATATCTTGGAAACATTTCTCGCAAACGCTCGATTAGACTGGTCCAGTCCATATTGATTTCTCCTTTTGGGTATGCTAGTATTTATTGCAATGCAACATGAATTAACAGAATATTTAAAACCTATAAATAGTACATTATGCGTGAATTAATTAATATTTTATCCGAAAGCGTTGGTTTAGCAAATCGTAAACCAGGTGAAAAATTTGTAGATCCTGAAGGGAATTTTATAACCTTTGTGCGAGTAGATTTTTATCCTCCCGATGGCGGCTCCTATCCCGACGAAGTAACAGCACAACAAGCAATTGATGAAGTACAATCTCAATTGGGCATAGAGTTAACTCCGGCAAATTGGTATAGAAAAGGACAAACTCGCGCATTTGGTGTTGCACAATTTACTAACGAAGAAGGCAATACCTTAGGATTTATAAAATATTTTAAAGATGTATATGCTAATCCTACACAAAATGCGTGGGACAACCAAACAGGTATTCCGGGCTATAGATATGCTGGCCGTGGCGCTGCAAAGACACAGTCAAATGCAACACCGCAAGATATATTAACACAATTAGATAATTTGTATCCAGATGATATACTAGCTCAAGTTGAACAAAAATTTCCTAATAGCAGTCTAGTAACAGTAACATCGCATGTTGTCAATGGCGGAGAATTACCATTTACTTTTCCGGCACCAGCAGAAATGGATATATCGGCATTCCAGGATTATTTTTGCGAATTACTACAACCAATAGCATTGATGTCAGGTCAATATACAGGAGAAGCCGGGGATGTTGAATCGACATTTTTAAAAGGCGAAACATACGAATTATGTAATATCAACTTTGGAAAAACAAAAACCGAAGGACTCAGCGACAGTATTTTAATTAGTCCTAGTGGCCGAAGCATAAAAGTAAGTTCAAAAGGCGGAAGGGGAGCTGCTGCTAGTAGTAAAAATATTCTAGATGCTTACAAAGAGTTACAAAATACCCCGAGGGGTCTTGGTATCATCAAAGAAGTACAAGATACATATGCCTTGATTAGTACAATAGTTTCTACTGGTCAATCAGTAGCTCCTTTGCTGTTGGGAATTAGGTACAATATTATTGATCATGAGGATATGTATTTTATTAAAGAACTAAAAGGCAAAAAATCCATTCCCTTAGACTCGCTACAAGATGTGACTCTGAATGGAGAAGAGCCTTCAAAAAATTTAATAAAATTAGCACAATCCCGCACCACTAAAAATATAATGTCTGTTGATCTGTATCACCATTTAATGGCCGCAGTGGCACATAAAGTTGCAGACCACGTCAATGAACACACGTCATTTAAAAAAGACGCAGCTTTGATTATGAATCACAGTGCGTTAATACAAGTGTATTCTAAAGTAACTTTTCAAGGTAAACAATGGACATTACAAAAATTTTCTAGCAAATGGCCGGGCAGTGCAATCAGTGAAATTGTGCTTGACGCGAGCAAAAATTACATGAGTACACAAATAAAAGGTAACTTTACTTTTATGGTAGACCCGCCAAAAAATAAAAAAGGACAAGAAACAGCCGAACTTGCTCCAAAGAAAAAACTTAAAGATCCTGAGGCTAGTATGAGTAGTGATAAAATTACTCGCCCGGGTCGTCGAGCCGAACCTAGAGATAAAGATAGCACGCCTCGCCAAAAAAGAGATTGATTTCTTTTGGGTTCTGTAGTACAA